AGTATCTTCTTTGTTTCTCTGATTTAAATGGCATAATTTTTATCTTCTTCCTCCAGCATGTACATCTAACCTAAAAGTACCGAATTTCCAATTAGAATCTACAGCTGTATTAGATACAGTCAGCGCTACTGATCTAGCTCTGGCTCTACAAGACGTATAATTAGTGCTTGATGTAATAGCAAAAGGACCTAAACTTGAACTTGTAGTGCTCTGATTAGGAAAGTTTCTTAAATCTAATTGTATATTAGTGGTTCCAGCTTGAGATATAAAGTCCGGTAAGAATCTACTAATCCTCATTATATACTCTCCATCCCCTCTAAAGGTAATCCCTTGTCTTTGATCTTGAGTAATATCAAAATCTCCTGAAGTAATATTAGCTGGAATGGCAGCGGTTGTTCCTATTTTAACTTGATTAACACCCGTTTCATGTTCATAATAATAAGTCACTCCATCACTATTTCCTGTTACATCAAAAGATGTATCAGTGTCTGCATCATAAAAAGTTGCATGAGGTAAACCAAATACAGCAGAATCTATCCATGTAGTTCTTGGAAATAGAGAACTTGCATTAGTATACCAAATAGGTCTATTAACTGTTGAATCTAAATAACTATAAAAGACACATCTATTATTAACATTGGAATCAGAAGTTGGATAAAACCACATGACTTCTCCAAACAAGTTATTCAATCCACAATAAATCATTTGGTTAGAAGTTTTATTAAGATCATCATAAACGTAGTCTTCTACTAAACAATCTAAAGATTCTAATTTACCAGAGAATCTAAAAAATCCATTTTCAGACATCCAGTAAGCTGATCCATCAACTTCAACAGCTGCATTTTTTCCAATTAATCCACAGTTAGTACCAACCTGATCATAGGCAAAAGTAAAAGGTGCTCCAACAAAACGCATCGTAAATAATGCAGTATCAGTCCATACATAGATTGCAGATTTACCAAGTTTAGATCCCATGATCCGTGATCCGTCGGCCAGTCTTTGTGTACCAGCACTATTGGTTGCTGTAGGTGCCCAAGTATTTATATCTTCTTGAGAAGAGAACCTTATAAACATATCATCTTGTGAATCGGTATCTCCAATTGTGGTTTCTGTTCCAAATAAAACTAAGTGACGATCCGGTGTAGATACAATCATATCTCTAGAGGCAGTTGGTGCTCCACTAATGATAGTAGCTCGAGTTGCTGTAGCATTAGATAAATCAGCATCCCATTCAAATACTGCTCCATTACAAATTAAAGCAATAGCTGTCGAACCTAAATTATCTAATGACCATAATCCTGGTTCTGCAACTTTATCAGTTGTTGCTGCAGCTTGACCCCATGCAACATAGTCGCTAAAATTAGTAACTGTTGCTCCATCAGAATGAGCAGCTCTTGTAGTTCCTCTAACAGCTCTAGTAATTCCAGTTAAAGTTGTGCTTCCTGAAACTCCTGTGTAAGAAATTTCTTCACTACCTACTTGAATATAATTTGTGCCTGTGGTTGGAAATCCAGTCACAGAATCTAAAACAATACTTGTTCCCGATCCACCTGTTCCATAAACATTATCACCTAACGCTCCATCTAAAGTATTGGTTTGTGGGTTTGTTACCGTACCACCAAACTGAGATATACCCCAGCCATAAACACCAACTTGCTCAGCTGGGCCAACGTGGTAGTATCGATAATAAGTTATGCCTCCAGAAGTTGTGGCTCCTGAGTCAGTTTCAGTAGCTCCCGCATTAATAGTAATAGTTGTATTAGTGGGTGCAGATAACACCATAAATTTTTTATCGCAAAAAGTAGTAGCATTAAAAACAGAGTCAGTAATAGAACTAAAAGTAGAACTGTCTCCAAATAAAATTATATCTCCTGCTACAAACCCATGAGCAGAAGAAAAAGTTATTGTAACAGTTGTGTCATTATTAGTAGTAGTAAATGCATTTGTAATAGCTGTACCTGATGGATTAACTAAAGGATGAATGTCATAATAAACTCCTCCAGAATAAACATATAAAATTCTATTGGTTCCTAAAAGGGCATACTTAATCCCTTCTTTATTAACCATGTGATGAAGAGCACGGGTTGGACCTGTTAATTTTTTGTCTCCTAATGAAGACCATCCTCCTATTTTTTCAGGAGTTCCATATCTAAAACGTACATTTTCACCACTGGTCCATTGTGCTTCGGCACCAGTAGCTGTAACTTGTTTATTAAATCCTGGTAAAAACCCTATTTTTTGTAGCATATTCTATAAATCCTATAAAGGAGGCTGTAGGTATGGTGGAATACAGCCCCCATTATAGAATTTATATCATCGTTTGAACCAAGATGGAAGTCCTAAATGTGGACGCCTATCAAACATATTATCCTTAGCTCCCGGTGTTTTACGATTATTGTAATGTAAAAATACTTGTGCGCATTCTTTACCTTTGAATTTATTTCTCCAATGTTCTAACTCACACCCAGAATAAACTAGCATATCTCCTGGTTTTAAATCTACTTTAATACCTTTTGTGTTCTCAGATATATATCCTTGACCTGGTTTTTCTCCACCTTTCGATGCATCAGGCTCTAGGTATATAGGCCATTCATCACCCCCAAGATGCATAGTTGTAGAGATCTCACAAGAAAATCTGTCTTTATGTCTTTTAAGAGCATCCCCATATTTATAAAGTCTGGCATAGGTATAAGCAGGATATAATTTAAGCCCTGTTATCTTTTCCATTTGTGGCTGACATTTTAACATTAAAGTTTCCATAGCAATATCAGCATAATGTGAATAAGTGTTTGGTATTTGTCCATCTGGTTCTTCATAATATCCAAGTATATTTTCAAAAGGTGAAAAATATCTAGCTTTTCTACAAGTATCATAAACTTGTTTTTGCATAGAAAAATAATTAGCAACAAAACATGCCAAATCTTTAGATATAGCTTGACGAATAATTGCGTATTTATTTTTTTTAAACGACATAATTAATATTTAAAGTCATACGATAGGGCTTGTCAGTGCAGCTTGTACTAGCGTGCTCTTTCTTCCCATCAAATAAAACTAGTTTATTCCTTATAGACTTAACTGATTTATTTTTAAATAAAGTTTTTCCATTGTTAGTATTTAAATAGAAGAGTGCCACTCGATGTTTCTCCGGAAAATCAACATGATATCCGTGGTTTTCATTTTTATAAGTAGCAGGATATAAATTTACCTTAGCTCTAATTAATTTTTTTATTTTTAATTTATCAATAATAGGTTGCATAATAGTACTAAAAAAAGCACTATTTATTTTTCCATCAAAATAAAGAATATGTACTAAGAAAAAACCACCATCATAATCTTTAGCAACTCCATCCGTTGCATACCAGGCAAAATGAGGAGAAATTAAAATCTTATCTACTGCTGAAAAATATTCTTTACTTAGAAAATTGTTAACGATTTTAAACATGTGGCTTCTCCACATCATAATGTATATTACCTGAAATACTTATTCTTTCTTTATCACTCGTATAAAAAGGATAAACCGTATGGCTTAAAGAAGAAGGAAAAAATAACATTGTTCCTTTATTATATGGTTCCAAATTATATATATAATGAGATACTTTTCCTAAAGCATTTGTATAAACAAAACTAAAAGAATTAGAACAAGGACTATTACTTTCTTTTACAAAAGATAGTTCTTTTTCTTTTTTATAAGATGCTGGTATTTTTATCCATATAACAAAAGAAAAAACACCAGAGTGATTATGGAGTGGATTAAACTCATGTTTTTTTTGAAAGTTAACCCAGAATCTCCTTAAACTATATTTACAGTGTTTAGTTAAAACTGATGGTAAAGCAGTTGTACCAAAAATTTTTATATAATGTTTTATAAATTGATCTAAAATATTATTTAAAAACCAATTATCTTTATCTATTAATAAATTAGATCTTGTGAGGTTCCCTGCTAATTCATCATTTACTTTTTTTCTACTAGTTTTTATATAGTTTTTTAATCTTTTAATACACTCTTCAGGTAATTTTTCTTCTAGAATACCTACATTGGGAAAATTAATATACTTCATATATTATATTCCTTTAATCGCTTCCTTAGGAATGGCCAAGAGATTCCAATGTATAAATCGAAAAGGTTCTAGACCATGATCAACTGCATATTCATGTTCTAAATATCCTGGAAAAATAAGTAAAGTTCCTGGTTGAGGTCTATAATGAACCAATTCACTACCATTAAAGATACCTTTTAAGTCGGGCTTCATTTTTAATTTAGTACACCTTGCACCGGCCCTGGGCTCATGAAAAAGAGGAAATGAGGTTTTGTTACTACACTTCAAAAAATAAAATCCTGATACGTGTTGATTCCAATGGACGTGTGCTGAATGATGACCTCCTCCTTTTTTAGAAAATTCTTGAACCCACATTTCAGAAAACATGGTTTCATATTGTTTCATATCATAGCCATGATGATCTAAAAATTCCCACGACTTCTCTCCAATATAATTTCTAAAATCTAAAAAATTATTATCATGTAATAAAGCCGTTGAATGATGACTGTTTCCAAAATCTCCACTAGCTTGAATTAATTTTTTATCTCTTTTTCTAGCCTCTTTAATATATGGATCACTAGCCTTATTTAAGGATTTAATAAACTCTGGTTTTTGTTCCGACCATATAGGGGTTTTAAAAAATTCGTCTATCTTCATTGTTTTTCTTTTTGTTTTGGTGAAAGAATAATGTTTAAAACAATTGTAATTCTATTCTTATTTTTAGAAGTTTGTGGATCTATTTTATGCTTGAGATAAGCAGGATAAAAATAAAAATCATCTTCTTTTACATCTTGGCTCCAATCTTTAAATGCCCACGAATTTGAAGAGTGTTTTCGAGAAAGAATTTTAAATAAATTTGGTCTTATTTGTTCTATGTAATCGACATAAGGCAAAGTATTTTCTAATCTAGTTGGAGTATGTTGTTTTTTATCAAATTGTATATAATGCACCGCTGTAAAATCTGCCCCAGGATGAACATGAGACTGCATAAAATTAGAGTTAGATAAGCAGGTATAATTATCTATTAGAAAATTAAAATAATAGTCTGAAAGAAGATCCATTTTACTAAACATAGCCATAAGAATTTTTTTATAAATAGGAATCAATGTTTTAAAATCTACGTTATGGTATTTTGAATTATCCCAATCATTAAAGGCGTGATGTAAGACACTTACTTTATCCCAAGAATTTCTTTGGTTACTTATTTTAAAATTTTTCTCTATCGTAGATATAATAGATTTTTTATTATAGGATTTTTTATCAATATTAGTATTCATAATAGGGAAACCAAACAGTATAGTATTTTGTATATTCATTATTTAAATGGATTTCCTAAATGCCAAACTACAAGACTATATCTTGTACCTGATGTTATTGGTTTAACTCTATGCCAAACAAAACTAGGAAAAATAATAATACTTCCTTTAGGCAATATCTCTGTTGCTTTTCTTACATGAGAGGTTTCATCTCTGTAAGGTGGATCATAATTTCTAAAATCAAATTCTAGTTCTCCACCACTATATTCTGAACCATCGGTTAATTGACATGTCATAGACAGCTTTCTAATTTTACCTTTTTCGGGCCCTTCTTTTTCATATGGTTTAGGCCAACTATCAGAATGCCAATCATAATATTGGTTAGTCTTATATTTTGTAAATTGACATGATTCCGATCTATCCCACTCATAGTTCCATCCGGCTTTTTCATTTGCTTCATTAACAAAAGGGTGTAGTTCTTTATAAATCCATGTATCATTTAACCACACTAAATCGGACTTTCTTTTTCTTTGTATATTTTTAATATCTTCTCGCGTTAAGTTCTTGTTATCAAAACCCCCTGTTCGAGCCATACTCTCTTCTTTAGATAAAGCATATTTAATAACTTCATCACAAAATCTAGAAGTTAAAGCTGATTTAAAATACCAAAAATAATTAGTTAAATTCATGAAAAGAATCCCCTTCTCCTACTTTTCCTTTAGGCATTAGATTAAAAGCTAAAGAGTATCTTACCTCCTCCGAATTATTTGGTAAAACTCTATGGTGAATCATACTTGGAAAAAATAAAATAGTGCCATTACGTGGCATCATAGTATAGTGACTACTATTATGTATATTATATTCACTAGCCAATAATTTTATGTAGTTGGTTTCAAGATAGTTTTCAAAACAAATCTCTCCACTATTAGGAGGGACTTGTAAATAAAATATTCCACTATAAAAACAATTTCTATGATTATGAATATGGGAAGTTTCTCCTGGTGCTGATTTAGTTATCCATGAAGTAGTAATACAAAAATCAGTAGTAGTATATTTTAAATATTCATTTTTAAAATAATAAAATTCTTGAAGTAGTCTCTCTTTAAGTTTTTTAAATCTTTTTAAATCTAAAACATTATGAGTAGAACCTATAGATGTAGAAGTGGCTGCTGTTTGATTGGCGACACCATAACCAACTTTTCTAAACTCCTCTTTATCTAAATATTTTGCTATAGGAGCAAGAGAAATATCATCAATGATATTTGTATAAAAAACTTGAGAAAATAAATTATAAACTTTACTTAAGGGTTTCATAAGTAATAGTTTGAATAAAGTTAAGAGATTCTTTTTGATTATTAATAATATAATACATTAAAGTTGAAGGAAACATAACAAATCTATTAGTGGCTAAAGGGAGAGTCCATGTACGTCCTCTGTCTCTTTTGTCATCATAATGTATTTTTATAAAACACTCATTAACATAAGCTCCATATAATAATGTATAGTCAGGAGAATGTAGTAGATCAACAGGTTTAATATCTAATAATGGAGTAGAAGTTTGATTAGGACTATAAATAGTTCCCCACGTATCTTTAACTATCAATTGAAATCCATAATATGCACGGATATGCTCTCGAATATACGTATTTAACATATCCCAAGTTCTGGAATATAAAAATTTTTCGTTCTGTAGTTTAGAATTTAAAGTATAATGAGATAATTCAATACCATTTATTTCAAAACCTTCGGGCATTTTTACTTCCCCGAAGTATAATTCAGTTTCTGATAATACTTTCTTCTGCATACCTAACCTTTTTATATAGGATAGTATGAAAATGTCAATATTTTAGACTACGCAGTATTAAGTTCCCACGATTGGCCACTTTCATTCCATATATAATGAGTGTGTGAGTCTTTTTGTTCTTCAGTTAAAAGAGGTGCATCCCCTATTGGCGATTGCCATCTAGCTTCAGCTATATTTTTTACCCAAGATGGGTAAGGTTGTTTAAACCAAAATATTTGATTAACTTCGTCCCACTCGCCACCAATAATTGCAAAATTTCCTCTAAAAGGAGTTCCTCCTAAGTTATGTACATTACCATGAGTGTTGTAAGAAGTTTGAATCCATTGAGCCGCAGGCCAATTATTATGTTTCTCTAAATATTGTTGTCCTACAGACTCATCCTCCACGCCTTCATCATTAAGCATATCAGAATCATTTAATGTTAAAACAGCTAATACTTTTTTTTCAGAATTTATTTTTGCAAAGTGTGCCATTATTGAAATTTATACCTTATTATAACTACACCAGATCCACCAGAGCCACCGACATTTCCTTCTGGTTCCGGGCCAGGAACAGGATTTCCTCCTCCGCCGCCACCACCTTTGTTTGTGGAACCATTTTTGTTTGGTATATTTCCCCCACCAGCACCTCCAGTTCCACATGGACTAGCGCCTCCTGAATTTCCTCCTCCAGGAAATGGACCAAGATGAATTCCATAAGCAGCACCTCCTCCGCCTCCTGCGTAAGCAACAGATGAACCTGTAATACTAGAAGATACTCCTGCGGCTCCTGCACTAGCAGATGAAGCACTTGAGTCTCCACCCTGAGCTGAAGCTCCACCACCAGCACCAGTTAATACTCCATTATACCAAGCATCCCATCCTTTTCCTCCTGGAAAACCTTGGTTTGGTGTAACATCGGGAGTATCACCGGCTCCTCTAAAAGAAGTAGGAGCAGGAATACTTACGTGAACGCCGGCCCATGTATAAGTTCCGCCTCCACCAGATCCGCCCGATCCTCCGGTAGCATAAGTTTGACTCGTTCCACCGCCACCACCACCAGCTGAAGTAATTGTTGAAAAAGTTGAAACATTGCCATTAAGATTAGGTGCATCACCAGGAGAGCATCCGCTAGGAGTACCAGCCCCTACTGTAATTGGATAACTTTGTGAAGTAACTGTAATACCACTAGTTGCAGCTATAGGAGAAGCTGTATAAGGAGTCACACAATTATTTTTTCCTTCTCTAAAACCACCAGCACCACCACCAGCACCAATACCCCGGCCACCGGCGCCACCACCACCAACAACTACGTATGCTACGTCGTTATTAGTTACGCAAGTACCTGCTGTAACAACAAAACTTCCTGGTCCAGTAAACGTATGAACTTTATAATTTGTGCAAACAGTGGTAATAGTTCCGCCTGTTGCTTCTATAAAAGGGCCACCCGCAGCACCAGAACCAAATCCTAAAATTTGATAACCAAAAGATTTACCTCTTGAAGACCTTGTTTTTGTTTTCTTACCGGGGGTAAGAACCTCGTTTTCTATATCCTTCATACTCTATGTTCCTTATGCGTCGTTTGCAGAGTCAGTAGTATAGAATAATTTAATACCTAATACACGTGCATCACCTGAAAAGGTATCACTACCATCCGCTGCATCTCTGTAAAGTTGAAAAAATGTTTGATCATTGTCCGCTGGAGAACCTGCGATTGTTACCGCACCACTCTCAGCTGTCATTTGTACGTCTTCTACAGTTCCAATTCCAGCATCTGTAACTTCTGCCGCTGTTCCAAATGCTACATCAGCTGTATCTCCTTCAGTACAACTAACTCCTTGAAGACCAAAAATACAGTTTCCTGTATTTGTATTACCTGGACTCCAAAAAACTTGATAAGTTACTGTTCCTAAATTCCATGATTTAGGCATTGCAATAGCAAATTGTGCATATTCCGCTGTACCTGCATCAAAATCTAAAACTTTTAAATCGGGTCTAGTTGCTGTTGTTTCAACTTGTTGCGCATCAGCACCATTTGTTTCACTTCCATACATTGCAGAGGAAGGAATCCAAATAGTTTCTTTTCCTGCAATTTTAACAGCTGCAACAGTTCCACCACCATCTTCCGCTTGAATAACTCCAGTGCCTTTTGTTTTTAAAGCAATACCAACATTTGAATCACCACCTGTTGCAGTTATTGTAGGGTTATCTCCTGTAGCAGCATTAGCTAGTGTAATTTCGTTAACAGCAGAACTTGTAGCTGTAACTTTCATTAATTCATTTCCTGCTGTATCATTAATACCTGTAACAAGATGTGGTGAAGTTAAAGAAAGACCGGAACCCATGTCAATTAAATTTGGATTAGATCCTGAACCTACTCCATAAATTAATTTAGTAGAAGTATCTCCTGCAGTCCAAGCAACACTACTTCCTGTTCCAGTTACATATTTAAATGTAACAGCTTGAGTGCCTGTTGTAGAATTTTTAACAGCATAAAGTTGCTGTACATCAATAGGTATAGTTACATTTCTAGCACCTGTAAGTGCTCCAGTTAATTCAATTACTCTGTGCGCAAGAGTTGCTCCAGTTCCACCATCAGTAACTGAAAGAGTTGTGTCTCCAGAATCAGATACCGCTTGAGTAGTATAACCACCAGCGAACTGTTCAATAATTTCTAAATTTGTATTAGTTTTTGTTCCCCATGTACCGGCGTTTTCACCAGTTGCCATTTTTTCAACACCAAGAGGTGTATATGTTGATGCCATAATTTATCTCCTAAATCTACAATGTTTAATATTTATTTGTTTTTCCATATAATGTCAACTTAATTAAGCCGATCTTTTACTCCAACTTCCTCCTTGTGAAGGGCTATCTTTACTCCAACTTCCTCCTTGTGTAGGAGTAACTTTTTTCCATGCAATTGGACCACCAACTTCACCTACACTAACAGTTGCAGAAACACCTGTCAATCCCATAGCCATTTCTGTTGGAGAAATGGATCCTACACCAGAAGTTCCCGCAACTCCAGATAATCCTACTATCATATCTGCAAGAGAAATAGAACCTACTGAAGAAGTTGCTCCTACTCCAGTTACATCAATTAATTCCACTGAAGCTACTGTTATAGAACCTACACTTATAGTTCCTGAAATTCCTGTTAATCCCATTACATCAGCAGGAGCAAGAGCGCCTGGAGATGCAGTTGCTGCTAAAGAAGCTAAACCTTGAACATGATCTGCTCCATTATTAATACTTAATTGACCTATAGAAGAAGTTGCACCTAAACCTGAAATTTGTTCTGGTATATCTAAGTAAGTTGGTACAGAAGCTGTTGCTGAAACACCTGTTAATCCTACTACATCTGCAGGATCTAAAAAATATTCTCCACCCCATGCATCATCACTCCAACCTTGATCGCCCCAACCTACTGCTGGAAGACTTGCTGTAAGACTATCAGGAGCGGTTAAAATAACTGTTGAAGTATTTTCACCCCAGTTATTATCACCCCATGCATTACGTCCCCAACCACTTGTTGATTGTGCATATGTTAATTCTCCAAGAGAAGCAGTTAAACCTAAACCCGTTAATGTAATAACAGGATCATAACTATCTCCCCATGGTTCTTCGCCCCATAAATCACGGCCCCAACCTGTTTGTGAAAAAGCTGATAATTCACCTACTGAAGCAGTAGCCGAAACTCCGGTAGGAGTAATAGTGAATCCACTTTCACCCCAATCTTCAGTCCCCCATGAATCAGATCCCCATCCTTGTTCAGGAAAGGCACTTACTTCTCCAATAGAAGAAGTTAAACCTAGACCAGTTAAAGATGAAGTAACTTCATTTTGAGCTCCCCATGAGTTTATACTCCATGCACGCATTCCAAACGAAGCGGCTGTTGGAGTATTTACTTGACCTCCCATACCAGAAGTAGTGGTATCAAAATAATAAAGAGGATCAGGTGCACTTGCAGCTACCTGAATTTGAAGGTAAGCATCTGCATTCCCGGGAGTTCCTGATTGATCCACCCCGGTTGTATAAATAGAACCACCTGAGTGTGTGCCGTCACTTGTTGTAGAAAATCTAAAATTTAAACTGTTGTTAGAACTATCAGAAAGGTCAAATTTATATAGACCACCTTCTGCTATATTTATGGTTGGTTGTTGAACACTATCAATGTAATATTTACCACCGCTAACCGTGACGGTAAACGTTCGTACATAGGCCATAAGGACTTACCTCCTTATGCTATCCTGATTATCGCTGTAGTTGCTGCCGCTGCTGGAAACTGAATTGTAAAAGTTCCACTAGATACAGTTTTGTCTCCACCAAAAGCTACTGCACAAACCGCTGCATCAGTTGAATGTGAATCATTAAAGATTAAACATCCGTTAGCTGTAAATGAAGCTGATGTCCAAGAGACATCCGCGAAATCACAAACTGCAGTTGATGAGTCTAAAGTTGGTGTAACACTTGTTAGAGCTTTTCCTTTAGCTGAATACGCAGTTCCTGAAGTATTTGTTATTTCATTAGAAGAAGAATACGCAGTTGTACTCGCTCCTAAAGTTGCTGAACTTGTATATAAAGCTAAATTAAAAGTGTTTCCAGTAGAAGCTGTAAAATTATGTTCAGCCTCTAAAATTTCTTGTTTAAAGCTATTACAAATTGCCGATGTTATTGCCATAATTTATATCTCCTATTACTGAGGAGGCGATTCGATCGGTATACGTACAGTACCATCTGTGTAATCGTCTCGTCTTCGTCTCCCGATTTGCACACTTGCAAATTTTGTTAGTTCTTGTTTATATTTATTTTCATATAATGTCAACATATCCATTGGGCCTTTTAAAAATCCATAAGCTTCCACCAGAGAAGCATAAAGTAGTCCTTGAGGAAAGTATTTACTTATATAAGTCCCAGAAGTATTAGTCCCTAATCCTGTTGGCACTATATTTCCATGAATATTTATTAAATAATTAGCATCCGGAGTAGGAGCCATTATAATATTTCCTGATGTAGTTGAGGCAGTTCCAGTTGCCCCTCCAAACATAGCATAATATTTAGGTAATCCTGTAGTATCTTGACCAGTAGATCCACCTTCAGGTCCAGTTAATTGTCCTACGTATTCATTTATAAAAGTTCTATCTCTTTTTTGAAGCCAAGTTGCCTCACCTGTTCTCACAGAAGTAGAATTAAAAACTTCAACACCTCTTACAAAAACCATACCAGCTGGTACTCTAACCGTATTAGTATCTGCCGCTAAAGTTCCTTCATACTCAACTCTATCTGAATCCATAGGAATATCATAAAAAATTCTATATTCTGCATTTTCAATAAATCTGCCTAGAGTAGCACCACTAAAAACAGTACTGTCTACTTCAGTATAACTTCTAATGTCCGCTTCTAGTTCTGAAAGTGTATATCCCGCCATTATGCTTGTAAAGTAACCGGTCCAACGGACATCGGATAACCTCCTCCTGTTGCGACACTTGTCGCGTTTGTATCAGCACTGAACCAAAACCAATCTGTTCCATAAATTCCAGTATTATTTGGACCAGTAGTATCAGTTGCACCGCTGACGTATTTACCTACAGTTATAGTATATCCTGCAGCTTTTGCAATGGTTGCTCCTGTAATGCCACCAACTCCTTCAGGATTACCATATACACCGGCAGCTCCTAAAGGCCCTCTAAATCTTTT